TGAAACAGCACAAATGTTATGCACAGCACATAGAGTGTTAGATGGTGATGAGTATGCAGATAGTGTAGGACTTTACAAGGAAGCATACAAGAATCATCCATGCACAGTATGGGCTAGACAATCAAGAGGTAATTATGAATGGTTATACACACATTTCTTAGCATTAGGTATGGAATATACTTATAGATATGGTAAAGAACATGCAAGTATTACTAAGTTAGCTAAACCTTTAATGCAATTTCCAAAGAATATACATCAAGGTGACATGACACCACTTGCACAGGCTATGCCTGATGAATACAAAGATGATGACCCTATTGTAGCATATAGGAATTATGTTATCCATGAGAAACACTATGCACAATGGAACAAGAACAGAGAACAACCGAAATGGTGGAGACTATAATATGTATGAAGGATATAAAAAATTTAATAAAGACGAATACCGAAAGTTTGAAGCTTGGATTCAGGCTAATAATCAAGAGCTTTATGAGAACAAGATAGCTTATGAAGTTCGTTGGAAAGAGAATGAATATTATTATGTAAAACTTTGTGATGAAAGTATTTACACATTAAATGATATTTTACTTGACATTAATCAAGGATTAGTGTAAGATGTGCAACATGACATCGAGTAACCAAAGAACTTTAAGCCCTCTATCTCCAAATATAAAACTATTTGGTTTGGCTTCAGTCCATGACTCCGAGAGTAGTCAGCTCAAAACTCTCCCAGTTTTAAACCAACTTCTAATAACTAAACCTAGGAGGTAAATATGATAGTAGAAGGAACTGCGTATTGGGCTAGTATTAAAGAGCCTAATACAACTTATGAACCTATGTATACAATCAACTTAGTTGTTGATGAAGAGACTGCAAATGACTTTGCTTCTCGTGGACATACCATTAAGCAGATGGATGAAGGTTCTGCTGTAGTAATTAAAAGGAAAGTAAATGGACCAAATGGTATGGTCAGGGTTGCTCCTAGATTACTAGACCAAAACAAACAGGAAGTAAATCTTGCTGTTGGTAATGGCTCTAAAGTTAGAGTCCAATATAATGAATACGATTGGGAGTATGCAGGTAAGAAAGGTAAAGGTCTGGACTTACAAGCTGTTCAAATCGTAGACTTAGTAGAGTATAAATCATCTGATGGCTCTGAGTTCTTTGATGAAGACGAGGAGTTTTAATTATGATTATTACTATTAAAAATGATGATGGTGAATCAGTCTATGATGTTTCAAAGATTGAGGACGAGCAAAAAAGAAACGGTGCTAACATATCTATCAGTAAGATAGGAACTTTAAATGTGTTAGTAGAAGCTTTAAACTTTGCTTCACAAGGTCATCAAAATAATCTTGAAGCTGTGCTTAAGGAATCTCCTGAAGCTATGGTTCAGCAAGAAGAATCAGAAGACACAGAGACCTCTGAAGAATCTGAATAAATATAAACCGGCTAGGTATAAAAGCCTAGCCACATTTCTAGTGGAGATAGAATGCAACAAGAAAGAACTCAATTTATTAAACACAAATTACCCTGTCCTAAATGTGGAAGCAGTGATGCTGTCTCATTAAATGAGAATGGTTCTGCTAAATGTTTTAGTTGTAATACATTCTTTACAGACTATGAGAATGAATCAACAGGAAAGGTAATTGAAATGACAAGTAAACCAAAACCAGATAATACATTTCTTACATCTTATGTAGGCTCTTATGGTGCTTTGACTGATAGAGATATATCTGAAAAGACTGCTATAAAGTTTGGTGTCAAGATTGTAAAAGATGTTCACAATAATGTAACACAACATGTATACCCTTATCATAATGGTAGTGAAATTGTTGGAACTAAAACAAGATACGTAGCTAATAAAAACTTTGGATGTAATGGAACTTTTGAAGGCACAGGTTTATTTGGAGAACAACTCTATGGTAATACAGGTGGTAAGTATCTAACGATTACTGAAGGTGAGTGTGATGCTATGGCAGTGCATGAACTATTCCAAGGTAAGTGGGCAGTAGTATCTTTAAAACGAGGTGCTTCATCTGCTGTAAAAGATATACGAGAAAGCATCGAGTTTGTAGAATCATTTGATAATGTAGTCTTATGTTTTGATAATGACAAGGCAGGTAAAGAAGCAGCTAAAGCTGTAGCTAAAATATTAAAGCCTAACAAAACTAGAATCATGACATTCCCTAACGGATTCAAAGATGCTAACGACATGTTGAAACAGAAAAAGTTTCAAGAGTTTACTCAAGCATGGTGGAATGCTAAAACATATACACCATCTGGAATCATGGAACTATCGTCACAAAAAGATGATTGGTTACACAGAGAAGTAAAAGAAAGTATTGCATATCCTTGGGAAGGACTGAATAAGAAACTATATGGTATGCGTATGGGTGAACTAGTCACACTTACAGGTGGAACAGGACTAGGAAAGTCTAGTGTAACTAGAGAGCTTGAACATTGGCTCATCAAAAATACAGAAGACAATGTAGGTATAGTAGCACTTGAAGAGAACTGGTTAAGAACTGCTGACGGTATCCTATCCATTGAAGCCAATGATAGAATATATTTATCTGAAAAGAGAAAGAACTATACTGAAGAAGATTTACTTGCTTTGTTTGACAAGGCAATACCTGAAGGTAGAGTTTACATTCATGCTCACTTAGGTGCTACAGATATTGATGATATCTTTGCCAAGCTTAGATATATTATTGTAGGATGTGAATGTAAATGGGTGGTAGTTGACCACTTACATATGCTTGTCAATGTTCTCCATGAAGGAGACGAGAGACGAGGTATTGATACTCTCATGAATAGATTACGTAGTCTTGTAGAAGAGACAGGAGTAGGTATGATATTAGTATCTCACTTACGTAGAGCAAGTGGTGATAAAGGACATGAACAAGGTATTGAAGTATCTCTGTCACACTTAAAAGGCTCACAAGGTATAGCACAGTTATCTGATTGTGTGATTGCACTTGAAAGAAATCAACAGGCAACTAATCCTGAAGAAGCAAACACGACTAAGGTTCGTGTCTTGAAATCTAGATACACAGGTGATACAGGTTTGGCTTGTGGTCTTAGATATAATCCTGATACTGGTAGATTGTTTGAAGTATCAGAGGAGGAAACATTTGACAATGAACAATTCTAAAATAGTATTTGACATAGAAGCTGATGGACTTCATCCTAATAATGTGTGGTGTATTGTAGCTAAAGAACTTGATGGTAAGACACATACGTTTGACAATACACAAATACATAACGGAATTAAATTCTTACAAGAAGCTGACACACTTATAGGTCACAACATTATAGGTTATGATATACCTGTATTAGAAAAACTATATGATGTTAAGTTTGATTGTAAGGTTGAAGATACATTAGTTATGTCAAGACTATTCAATCCTGTCCGTGAGAATGGACATGCTTTAAAAGCTTGGGGTTGGAGAGTTGGTATGTTAAAACAAGAACAGCCTGAAGATTTTGATTCATATACTCCTGAGATGTTAGAGTATTGTATTCAAGATGTTAAACTAAATGAAGCTGTATATAAGTTCCTGATTAAAGAAGGGACATTGTTTAGTCAAGATTCTATAAACCTTGAACATCAAGTAGCTCATATAATTAAAGACCAAGAACGAAATGGATTCTTTTTTAATACTCAACAAGCTATGGAACTTCTTGCTGAACTTAAAACAAAACAACTTGAAGTAGAAGATGAAGTTCATAATACATTTAAACCTAAGTTAGTTGATGACAAGTTAGTTACACCTTATGTTAAAAAAGATGGAGAGTTATCCAAACGTGGACTTACTGATGAAGAATATGATAGATGTATTAAGACTCAGAATGTTGAACCTTTTATGAGACAGAAGTTAGTTGATTTTAATTTAGGTAGTCGTAAACAAATAGGAGAATATCTTATAGACTTTGGTTGGAAGCCTGTTAAATTTACACCAACAGGTCAGCCAATTGTAGATGAAGGAACTCTTAAAAAGATTGAACACATACGAGAAGCTAAACTGATTGCAGACTTTTTACTTTATCAAAAAAGAATTGCACAAGTTACATCATGGATAGATGAACTTAAAGATGATAGAGTTCATGGTAGTGTTATTCCTAATGGAACTATTACAGGTAGAATGACACACAGAAATCCTAACATGGCACAAGTTCCAAATGCAGGTTCTCCATATGGTAAAGAGTGTCGTTCATGTTGGACTGTACCTGAAGGTTATAAACTTGTAGGTATAGATGC